AAAATGCCCATGGGTTTATTGTGTCACAATCTCAAGGTTTTGGGTGGCACTAGTCGGCGCCGACAATCCCCGACGGAAAGCTAGCCAACTAGTGCCGCCTCAAGATTAGCGAATAGCCGAAACTATTACAGGTTTACCAACGGCTTGCGGCCGTGACGATAACGCCGCGGCCCAAATCATACAGCGGCAAGCCTCAATAGGTCCGGGGCTTCTCAAGCTGCTAACCGTTATGCCGTTTTTTTCTCGTATCAGTACAGCCCGTTCTACATGGCTATTTAACAAGTTTTGATTGTTGTGCGTTATTTTGTTTTCCAAAATCATGGCACGTACCGCGCTAGTCCATTTTAAAAGCTCTTTATAACCAACGATTACGCACCGGGTTTGTAGTTTTAGTGGCCGTGTGTTTTCCAGTACGGGAACAATGGCAAGTTTAAGGTTTGGGTTTGCGGCTATTTGCTCGTCTACTTTGGCCCACAATTCGGTAACGGTTTCGGCTACAAACGCCAATACAACATGGGTTTTACCGTTTACTTGGACGGCGCGCACCGCTGTATAGGTGCTTTCGTCTAACGCCATTTCAACAGCTAACACGCCGCCGGGTGGTGCCGGTTCGTCTGTTGCCAGCTGTTCAAATACGCCCGGTGCTAGCCAACCATTGTTTACCGCTTGCCAAAGGTTCACGGACGCACGTAGAAAGGCGCTACGGTTCGGGCCTTGTGCTTCGCCCTCTATAACGTCCACGTCAATTAGGCCGCCCGCTAGAGCCGGGTTAGCGTATTCCCAAGCCTCAACCGTCATAGGGTCAACCGTTGGGGGTGGGCTGTATTCGGCAAAATATAAGTTTGTTTGGTTGCCGGTATCTATTGCTTTTAACCCTTGGTCTCGCCAGCGCAAGAGGGCCGTACTTTCCTGCGTACCCGCTGTACTCACCATGAGGCAAAGAGGGTTACGCCGCGCACGTTGAGACGGTAACAACCCGTCGTCTATGGCGGCCTCAGATATTTGCCATACCTCATCGGCTGTAATCAAATCGCAAGAATAGCCGTGACCGGCTGCCGGAGTAGCGGCGCGAATATGCCAAACGCTGCCATTAGGCATAGTTAGTTTTTGCCGGCCATACGACCAAGAAACCTCAGCACCAAACTTGGCCTCAAGTATCGGCGCTAAGTAATTGAATTGCGCGGCCGTTAAATCCAACTTATGGCTAACACTTATAACCGTTTGGGGTTGCCCGCGTAGCTCTGTTTCCTTAGTTAACCAATGCCCAATAACCGCCGACGATAAAAGGCTTTTGCCATTCTGTCTAGCCACGCTAATAAGCCCAATACGGTGCAACCATTTGCCATCATCATCAAAAGCCGTTAAACCCTCAAGGCAATGACGTTGCCAACTCATTAAAGGCGTGTTTAAAACCCTCTCCGCAAAATCAGCTACATCGCTAGCACGTGATTGGAAACCACTGTGCGTGGTTGTTTCTAATCGGGGTTGATAGCGGCCAGTTCGGGCCAGTTCGCGCAAACCCTTATGGGATATAGGATTAGAAGAGACGGGGGCTTCCGTACCCTCTGAAAAAAAACGCTGTGCGTGTTTGTCTGTTTTTTCGTTACTAGCATTGGGTTTTACGAGGTAGTTTCCTGCGTCTCGTGCTGCTCTGTACTTGTTGCCTCTTGTTGCGTTACAGCTACGGCAACACGGCCTTAGGTTGTCTATGTTGTTTACGCCGGGTACGCCTTGGGGCCATCGGTCTACTTCTATTACATGGTCTGCTTCTGTTGCGGGTCTACCACAATAGAAACAAAAAGGATTTTCAGTTAACAATATAAGTTTGTTGCGTTTGTATTCTGCTTGGTTGCGTGGCCTGCTGCCTTTGTGTTTGCTTGGCATAACTCACGCGCCTACGGCTTGTGCTAGCGCGGCGCAAGCGCCTTGCTGTTGGTTTGCTTGGTTGTTGTTCATGTCGGGTTTAACCTTGCTGTTTAGTTTGTTATCAATGTGTGTTTGTGTGTGTGCTAAACGCTTGGGGGCAAACGCCTAGCACGTTGTAAAGCCTAATGCACTAAAGCCCCACCCACGGGGTTGCCCTAACCCGTACCCACTTATTCGTCTTGGCTGATTATGTTTACAGCCTGCCGCGCCATTGGCCCGGTCATTTCGTCCAGCATGATTACGGGCATAGCGCACTACCTACGTTGCCGTATGTTCCCAACTACCGTGCAACGGGCTTAGGGCTTGGCCAATCAACGTTGGCACCGTGTTACCGGTTATTTAACCTTTTTCGTAAAATTCAATGCTTGCAACTTGGCCCGGATACCTTTTTTTGTAATGGTTAAATGCCACTATTGCGTACTCACGTGTGCGCCATTCGTCGCTATACAACGCGCACCCTAAATGTTCTGCCAGTTCGTGCACCATTTCGGCTAGTTCGTCTTGTCGTTTTCTGTCCATGTTTAACCTCATGCGGTAGCTAGAAACTTAATTATTGTTGGCATTTGGTTAGGTCGCCATACCTGCACTATTGCTTGTGTTTTGTCTAAACGGTCTAACCATTCCTCTTGGGTTTTGCTTAGTCTGCCTATGTCGCTTTTAAGTTCGGCGAAAACTAGCACACCATGAGGGTTTAATAACACTAAATCGGGAAAACCTGTATTGCCTTGTACGTGTGTTGCCCATGCGCCGCGCCTATTCATTGCGGGTAGGTCATGGTGTACAAACCACCCGTAACGTGTCGCTATTTCAATAACGCTATTTTTAAACGCGGCTTCCGTCATTAGTCTGCTCGGCTACTTGGCAACGTTTTTAATGCGTCTATTACCTGCGTGGCCTGTTCAGGGCTTAACGTTTCAAGGGTCACCGCGTCGCTGTTAAGCGTTACGGCTATGTAATCGTGTAACGCCGCTTCGTCAAACCCTGCACCCTTGGCCAACGATTTAATAAAATACACCTGTTTTTGTGTTGCTTGCTTAGGGTAGTTGTTTGTGGTTTCGCGTCTAATTGGCGCTATTTGTGCGTCAGGCTTAGCGGGGTTTTGACGGGCTTGTATTTCGTTTTTGCTTGCAATGCTTTTGTTAATCCCAAAGCCCATATAGCCCAAAGCGCGGCCTAACGCTGAAGTCATACCTACCATGAATTCACTATTTTTTGTGTACGGGGTTTTGCCGGGGTATGGTTCGGCAGCTGTAGCAATAGCGGGTATCGGGTCGGTTTCGTCGCGCCAAACGGTCACGGTGCAACGGTAAAACGTGCTTCCGTCAGGCATGGTTACTACCTCTGCCGCGGTTTCTTGTATTCGTAGGTTTGGGTGCTGCTCTAACGCCTCTTTTAAGCGTGTAGGAACATCTACGTAATTATCTATGTTAAATGCCATTTTTGTATGCTGCTTTCTTACAAGTGCCGGGGTGAAAATACAACGTACGGTCGTGTGTTTTGCTTGCTTTGTAGGCGTAGGTTTCTACACCACATTTCGGGCATTTTCTCACGTCGGGTTTGTCTTTCATGTCGGGTTAAATTTGTGGGGGTAACGTATTCATTGGGTGTAACAAAGTTTGTGTTGTTTTGAAACATGGCAACGGCATATATGGTGCCCACCGTTCTACTTGCATTGTTTCATACAAGGTATTCCAGCCGCGCAAAACAACCGCTTTGTTTTCTTTGTCTAAGGTTGCTAATACATATATGGCGGGTTTGTCAAAGTCGCGGGTAAGTAAACAACCGTCGGGGCGAGGTGTTGTGCGTACCTCATAGCGGCCTACGTCGTTTGCTTTTGGGTCGTATGGTTCGTAACCCCAATAAACGTTAAGGTATTTTGCTAACGCGAATTCACCTAGCGCGCCTATTTTGTCGGGCAAAGTGTTTTTAAATTCGCCTTTGAACCGGTCTTGGTGTTGGTTGTGTTTGGCGTTTTCGTGGCGTAGTTCAGCTACGGCGTATGCGTAGTTTATTTCCGTCGGGGTTAAATAAACAGTAGACATTTAGCCGCCTAATGCCTCTATTGCTTCGCTAACGGTTTTCCATGCGGCTTCGTTGCCGGATAAGTCAAGGTCTACCGCTAGGTGTTTTAGGCGCCCAATTAAATCGGCGTGTTTAGGTTTGTACGGTATGTGTGCGGGCCTGCAAATTTCGTCTAACAAGTTTTTAATTACTGTTTCGTGCCGCGCTAACGCGTTTTGTGTCGGGTCTAACATACGTCGGGTATCCTCACTTAGTCCGTATTCGGGGTAGGGCTGTTCTTGCATTACTTGCTTGTTTTCCATGGTGACCAACCGCTATTGGCCCATATCGCAACCATAGCGCGTGTGTTTACCTCGGGTGTGTATAGGTCGTCGCAATCGGTAACAATTCCTTTAGCTTGTAACCAACCAATGGGCCAATAGGTGGACGGTAGGCACCAAAAGCCGTTAATTTGGTAAATCCCGTAGCTACCACCGTTTGGGTCTGACGCGTTGTATGCGTCGCTAGTACATCTGCTTTCACGTACGGCGACGCGTAAGGCTGTTTCTAGTTCGCTAGGCGGTAATCCCTCTGCTAGGGCTAACGTCGCAACCTGCGCGCACGTGGTGACCAATGCGGGCAAGGTAGTGGTAGTAGTCGTTGTGGGTAGAACAGCGGGCACTACAACGGGTGCGGGTGCTTGTGCGTTACTTGGGGAAAACGCAAAAGAAACGCCTAAAAGTAGGGTTATTAAGCCTGTGGCTATTCTGTGGGTAATTAATGCAATCATGGTTAGCGCCTTTCCATTTGGTAGGGGATACCCCACGTACCATGTGCCGGGCTTTTAAACACTAATTGTGTGTGTAAACAATCAAACGTTGTAGGGTCTCTAAAGAGCTGCACCATTACTTGTTGCCCTGTTTCTAGGGTAGTGATGTAGCACTCGTAAAGAATGGTTCGTGGCTCTGTCATAGGTTTAGGCTTTCCGTCGGTAGAAAAACCCTAGCCAATGATTGTTACACGGTTGCGGATACCTCAAACACGGCTTGAAATGCGGCTTTTACGGCTTCAGGGTTATCGGCCATGCCGGGCGCTATTTCAATATGCCACCAATCCCCACCGGGCGCATTGCTAACGGTTTTGGTTTCGTAGGTTTTCCATGCTTGACGGTCGCAACGCCAAGATTTACCCCACGGTTTAGGCCAGTAATCAATTACGATTTGTACGCCCAATTGGTTGGCGTTTGCCACAACTTTATCTATAAATTGTTTTGACGTGTTACGGCCCGTTGCTACGCCTTTAGTGTCTGTTTTTCTGTAGCTTAAATCCATTGCGCGCCCTGTTGCGTGTACTGACATTGTGCCCGGTTTGCCTTTAACGTCGCGTTGCCCAAAGGTGCCGTTATTCCACAAAGCGCCACCCGAATACTTCGCGGCTTGCCGTACCCATTCTTCGGTGCCGGGGCGTTTAGCGTTTGCGGGTCCGTCGCTGTTTCCTAGATAGTCGCGCGCACCCACTACGCCGGGCTTTGCTTTAGCAATCATTTTTTTAGGCCATAGGCCAAGTCTTTAGGGTTAATTGCCCTAAGTACGGTTGGTGCTACAGCTGCAATAGCGGCTTTTAGTAGGTCGTTTGGGTTGGTGTTACCGGTCATGTATAACGCGGCTGCCGCTGCGATAGCGCTGTGAAAATAGGTGTTTAGCATTGCTTTGTTAATTGGCATTGTTTACCTCGTTTTGTTTTGGTTTGCTTTTAAGTCCGTTGCCAGCTACAAGGCCCGATAATGTGCCGGTCAGAAACACGCATAAGGTGGATAGCAAGTCAATTATTTGGGCGTCTGTTGGGGCTTGTTCCATAGGTTGGTCTACAAACAAAATGCCGTATATAAATGCAATGATTGTAAACGCAAAACACGCGGCCATAATGCGGCCTACAAAAACTATTAACCCTGCGTGGTGTTGTTCGGGTGTTTTATTCACAAGCGGCCTTTGTAAAGCATTGGTACGTTGTATTGCTTTTGCTAATTGTGCAAGCACTACAAGCCCACCAAACTACGGCTATGAGTAGCGCGTAACCAATAAACGGGCGCCATCGCATTATTCAGGCGTTACAGGTTCCGGGATTGCTGCCCATTGGGCGTCCATCGTTGCTTGTGATGGTTTTGGTGATGGGTCTAGCCATTCAATGCCGTCATATTCTGTGCCGTAAATCGCCCACAAATAGCCCATGTAATTGGTAACTAAAACGGTTTCGTAATTTGTTGGGCCGGTCACGCTAATACTTCCATCAAAATCATATTGCTTACTGAACTGTCACGCTGAGCAAAAACCGCGGTACTCGCAGAGTTTGTGCGTATTCCCAATGTGTAAACCTGTGCCGATGTCGTATTTGGGCTGTCTAGTTTTGTTATTGATTGCGAAACCGAAGAGTTTCCACCCGTATAAAAATTAAAAGAACCTATGTTTGTTCCTGCAACAGTTCCCCTAAACAACGCGGTAATGTTTCCGCTAAACACGCTTCCATCTTGGCCTAATGAAGCACCGACAATAATTAACACTTTGCTAGTCGTGGCAATAGGGGTAATAGTTGCCGTTAAGTTTGTAGTTACAAACGAAGTGCTAGTAGTTGTAACTGTTGTAGTAGTAGTTCCCTCAATGACTTGGCCAATTTTTCCGCCCAAAGTTAGCCAAGCCGACCCGTTATAAAACTGGGTTTGATTGGTTGCCTCAATAAACGCGTATTGGCCCTGTGCTAAAACTTTTTCGCCTGTGCCACCGAAAGCGGCATCACGCGTTGTAGTTGTAGCAAAAACGGGAATA